TTAACATTATTTTTTTCCTCCCTTAAATATTTGTGTTCCCTTTATACCATAAATACTCGCCACGACAAGGATCCATAAATTTGTAAACCATGATGGAAGCTGCTGGAATTGATCGAAGAACTCTTTTATTTTGGCAGAAGCGCCCGGATCATCCGAGAAGACCCCGTACGCAATCACTAAAATTGGCAGCGTTAGGACGACCAATACGAACTCGTCTTTCCAGTCCGATTGACGAGCCTCTAACAATTTGCCGGAGTATTCCAATTCCCCGGAGGCCATTTTTTCTGCATGCTTGGCTTGTGCGTTAGCCATCATCATTTTAGTCTCTTGTTTTTTCTTATAAATGTGACTTCCAGCGTTTACTGCAAGTTTAAGTGCGCTGAATATTGGAAATGCCATAATATTATCCTTTTCTTACAATTGAAACAGCATCAGGTATCTTTCCTGCTGATGGAATTGTTTTACTTAAAATTGTTTTTTCAATAGAAGTGTCTGCTCTTAGTTTTGCAAGCTCTTCATTTTGATCTAATTTTTCTTCTTGGTTTTCTTGGTTCATCATAGCTCTCATTTTATCAAGATTTAGTCTTTCTTCACCTTCTTTTTCTTTTCTAGCGTTCTCTTGAGCTTGTAAATCTAGTTCTCTAGATCTTAATTTAGCAATTGGGTCGTTATCAAACTGTGAAGTAATCTTTTTCTCTTCTTTAGCAAAATCATCCATCATTTCTGATATTAAAATTGCTTTTCTACCGTCTATTTTCTCTTGTAACATCTTTGCTTGTTGCTGCATTTGTGGATTTTGTTGTGCCATTTGCATCATTTGTTGCAATTGAGGTAATTCTTGTTGGAATTCTACTTCAATTTGTTCTTGAGCCATTAAACTTATGTGTTCAAGTATGTTTTTTTGTATTGCAGCACCAACTGCCGGTGAATTTTTTACCATATTAGTTTCCATAAAATTTAAATGCGCTGTAATATGCGCTTGATGGTCTTGTCCAGGGAATGCTTGAAAAGGTTTACCACCTAAAGCATCAATATGCTCTAATGCAGGGTCTTTTGGCATTGGTTGTTCTGGTTTTTTTAAAATCAAGTCAATATCTTTTACCCCTAGTGCTTCATACATGTTTCGATACACTTCGTATTGATTATGTATTTGAGGGTTTGAAGCAGCTAGTTGCATTTCCGTCTGAGCTAAAGATATCCTTTGAGTTTGACTAAAGATATTAGGATCAGCAACTGGTAAAATGTCTACTCGATCGTCAAAATCAGATTGTTTAATCTCATTTTGTCCACCAATAACATCGTAGGGGTAAACTGGAGGTAAGTATAATTTAAATACTCTAGCTAAAATCGTAAATTCTTTTTTCATTGCAGCATACATTCTTTTATGAATCGCAGACATTACTCTCGATCCTCTTTCCAACATAGCGACTGTCGTGCCCACTGCTGCTTGTTGGTTCCCGTCTCCTACTTGCAGATCGGCAATCGATGCAAATCTTTGCCCTGCTTGTACCACGACACCCATAAGTGATAATAAAGTTTGAGATGGTTCTTTAAACGGTAATGTCATAAATGCATCTTTCAAGTTTCCACCTGGTGCATCTACATCTCTAAATTCTCCTGGTTGTATCGATTGTGCTTCGTCTCGCATTTTAATTCCACGCATCTTAAATCCTGCGGGTAAATTAGATAGCGTTCCTGCATCTAACAATTGTCTTAATGCAGCTGTAGCTGTTCTTGATAAACCACCAATCATATGAGTTAAACCAAAACCATAAAAACCTAAACCTGGTAAAAATTTAAAGTGTACAAAATAATTTATTTTTCTTTTTAATGGATCTCCTATTTCATAATTACGTCTGATAGATAAAACTTTTCTTGTTCCTTCTTCTACAGTTACAATGTATGGAATTTTAATTCCTGTAGGTTCGCCGTTTGCTCCAGCATCTTCAAAACCTTCTAGGTCTAAATCTACATGACATTCTAGAAGAGTATACATTCTTTGATCTCTTCCTTTAGATGTACCATCTAGTTCTCTTTCAGCTTTTTCAGAACTTGTTTCATCCATGTAAGATGGATTAATTTCTATGTCTCGATAGAATCCACCTACTTGCTGTTTTCGTAATTCATTTTCTGACATACGAACTCTGTGTATAATAGATTCACAATCATCAAGTGATGTTGCAGTATAAGGTACAACAATATCAACTGCAGGTACAAATTTTGAAACTGCTCTTTGCATAATTTCATCATAGTAAATTTTTTTAAATGATGAACCTGCTAATGGTAGATAAAATAACATTTGATCAAACTCTGCTTCGTATTCTGGCATCTCTAACATAATTTGATAATTCATAAATTGTTTTACTCTCATAGACTGAGCTTCTTTATCAGGTGTAGGCATGCCTATGATTTGAGTTCTAACAGGGCCAGCGGCAGGTAATAGTTCTTTGTAAGCTAGTGCTTGAAACTGAGTAACAGCTTCTGCTAATACTGGATGAGTTGCACCACTTGCACCTTTAAAAGGTTCTGTTCTATCGTCGTAATTAAAACCTAAAAGTTCAAGTCCTTGAGTGTAAGTTTTTTCCCAATCTTTTCTTGAAGATTTATAATCTGCATAGTCTTCATACATTTTACTACCTAATGGATTTAATACATCGTCAGGTAATAGTTCAGCTAAATTTGCAAAATGGTCTTCGCCTTGTTCTTGGCTTCCTATTGATGGATCAAAATTTATATCAACACTACCATCTTCGTTTTGTTGAACGTCAATTGGTTGATCAACATTTTGTTGATCTTCTTCTAACTCAACTTGTATGTCTTCAACATTTGGAATATTAATTTCTTTTCTTACCTCGTTGGGTAAGGCCTTGTCTATTTCTGCCATTTATTTTCTCCAGTTTCACTGTCTTAACAGTATTATATCCAATATTCAAGCCTTGTGGATTAGGTCCACTTTTAGGTGGAGGTCCGAATTTTTTGCCTTTAATCATTAGTAATATGTTCTTTTAGTTTTAATAATTTTTTCCTCTTCATAGTCTTCAGGATGTGGAACTAATCCTCCTTGTCTAAAACGCATTATGGCTTGAGTCATACTATCAACTAAGTCATCATGATCTCCATAAGGAAAAGCTGCACACTCTTCAATAACCTCTTCTGCAAATTTTTCTTCGGGTGCCCACACCATACCACTTTCAAACAAAGGTGCAACTGCATTTACACGTGCATGTTTATCGTTTCCTTTTGAAGGTGTGTAGTTAACAACTGGTATACCCATGTTACGAAGTTCGTATGTTAGTGGTAGGCCACTAGCTTTTGCTTCAATCAATACAGTTTCTGGTTTCCAATAATCATATTGTTCTTTAGCAACACGACGGAGCTCTGGAAACTCGTACCTTCCTTTTAGTGCATCTACTAATATTAACTGCTGTGGACTATCCTCTGAATCTCTAAAGACACCCCAAGTGGTGATAGCACTATAATCGGCTGTTTCTTTTTTCATAAACGCTGTGTCATAAGATTGAATAACGTGTTCTAAAGGTGGCATATCTTTTTTATCCCAAACATTCCACCACTCTCGTTTAATAATTGCACCTTCTTCAGACGTTGGATTTTGCATCCATTGTGCATTCCATTTACCAATAGATAACGATGCCTTGACAGTCTCAAGTTCTGCTAGTTTCCAATACTCAGGCCATACTGGTTTATTCGATGGCATAATAGCTGGAAACTCAATCAACTCCCATTGATCTGACTTAGCTTCTTTCTGATGTTTTAATAACTGACCTGTTAGATCTTTGACATTCCACCGTGTCATTACACAAACGATAGCACCACCTGGCTGCAACCTTTGACGTGGGCCTGATGTATACCATTCATACGCACGTTCAAGAGCTGTTAGGTTCATTGCGTCTTGCTCTGAGTGTGGGTCATCAATAATCAATAAATCTGCACCACGACCTGTTATTGCTCCACCAACACCTGATGCAAAGTATTCACCGCCTTGTTCGGTTTCCCATCTGCCCGCTGCTTGACTATCTTCTCTAAGCCTTGTCTCAAACACTTGTTTGTATTCTGTAGAGTCCATTAAAGTTTTAGCTTTACGACCAAATCGTATGGCTAGTTCTCCTGTGTGAGTAGTTTGAATTATTTTAAGCTTTGGCTTACGCCCGATCATCCATGCGGGTAGCAAGGAGCTGGCGAACTCTGACTTTGTATGTCTTGGTGGCATATTGACAATCAATCTTTTAATTTTGCCTTCTGCTATTTGATTAAATTTTTCTGCAATAATTTTATGGTGTCTACCTTCAATAAATTCTGGCCACATATGTTTGGCAAATGACAGAAAATCTTGTTTTACCTTAGATATTTTTTTCTTTTCATCGAGCTTCAAGTACATCTTCATGAAGTCTTTTTTCACGTCAGGTGGGAGTTTTTTTATTTTATCTAAATCAATTTGCATTTTGAAAAAAATTTTTTGAAAAATTTTCTAATTAATGTTTTTAACAATTATTGTTGTATTCCTTATTGTTTTGTAAATCAATAATGATTTTGAGGTCTTAAACCGTCTAAAACTCGCAATAATGACTAGCATTAGTTACATTTTTCTAGAAAAAAAGAATTAAGTAAAAATAACTTTTATAAATTTGCAAGTGTCTTGGTACCTCTATCAATCCTATAATCTCTCGCAACTTGTGGCGAGGGGCTAGTAATTATTACTAACGATAACTGTCGACTATCAATAGTAATTATAAATTGTTTAGAACAATTCTAAACTGCCTCAAGTTTACCAATACAATCGGCAAGACCCTCGCAACGTGGTTCTAGTTTCAGGCCACGAGTGGCGAGGGTCTCGACTTGTGCGCCCTCATAAAGTTTTAGTTCCTCATCAACAAGTTGCATTGCTAAGATGAATGAGTTCTTTGGGTGTTTAATATGGAACGCAATTTGATGAGGTGAGAACCTCAATTGATTACCTTTTGTAACTTTTAACTCAACTGTAAAAAAATGTTTATTCTTATTATATCCAAGTAAATCTGGCGTACCTAAATGGCTAGTATTTTCAATCTTTGTCCACTCTATTTGAGGAGTTTTATTCTTTAAATACTTCCAGAGTTGTGCCTCATTTTGGACCATTTTTTGCCGTAGTTGATGCCTTATTTATAAGGGTTTTTATACTCTATTTAGTTGAATAAATCTTCTATTATATGCTTGTTTATACTATGGGATATTGTAAGATAATCTGTATGAAAGATATAAAAAACAAATCAACAGAAAGTGAAACAATGACATACTTAATAACTAACAACAAAGATATTAGAGATCATTTTGAAAAAGATTTCTTAAATACTTCAGATGCAAAAGATTGGATAACTAACCATCTTGATTTATCAAAAGAGTGGACGATTACAAAAGCAACAAACAAAGCAAAAAAGAAATTAGACTTTGATTGTGCGATTGAACACATGAAGAGAACATTTAACAAAGATGATACTATTTACACTCAATTACATAAAAGAACACCAAATGGAACAATCTATATTTATTTGAGATACATTAAAGACAATAGACCTTATCAATGCACTTATCATTATTCAAAAATATTTGATCACAAACTTGATGAAAACAATTGTTATACTATTAAAAGAGGTTTTGGTAATATGGATATGGGGTTTCAAACTGTTTATGAATTGTGCAGAAAAGTTTGGGATGATGGTTATTATTTAAAACATGAGTGGCTATAGATCGAAACCCCCCACCTTGTGGGGGTGTCTTGTGTTAAATACACAACTGATGAGATCAGAAACAAAAAAAGAAAGAAGGAACAATGAATATAAAAGAGTTAATTAAAAACAATAAATATATCTGTAATTCAGATAATAAAAATTATATGGAAATTACAGAATTTAAAGACAATAAAATTTCTATATGCCCTCAAGGGGGTGGATTTGTTAAATCTATAGATATAGACAATGGAAAGTTTATTGATGATATTGTTAGTAAAAAAATTAAATTCACTAATAATATGCCAATGGAATGGAAAAAAGTTAAATTATTTCATGATCATTGGATTGAAGGTAAACACTTTATTGAAGGTTATGTAACTGAACATAAATGGAATGGTTGGTCTGTGCCTATGGTTGAATTTGATCAAATTGAAAAGTTTAATGAAATTCAAAAAAAAACCTTAGACAATGAACCTTCATCTATATTTAAAATTATTGATGAAGATAGTATTCAAATAAAAATGTTTGATGAAGATGAATGGGTTGGAATTGAAGTATCTCACATTGATGTTAATAACGAAACAATCAAAGCTTTTGATGTGTCACTTGGTTGGACTTGGTCAGAAGAAGAAATAAATAAATAAATAGAAAGGAGAAAAATAAAATGGTAAAAATAATAACTAATCAAAGTGGGGCGAAGGGTTTCGTCTGTCAAGGTCAATTTATAACAGATCCTTATACATGCCAATCAATGAGGTCTGTAGTAGATCCGAAACAATACTATGGTTTAACTGATGATGAATTAATTCATTTTGAACATCTAAAACCATTAAAAGAGGAACCACAACCAAGTTATGAGGAATTAGTGAAAGATTTAAAAGGAATGAAGTTTTTTATTGTTCGTTGGAGTGGTGATGCTTGTGATCATAATGAATTGTTTGACGATAAATGTGGTTGCCATACATCAAATAGAGTTGACGACCCAATTAAATTTTTTAATGAAAATCAATATGGAGATGATGTTGTTACAGATTTAGCAGAAATGGAAGTTGGACAACGATATAATGTTGATGAACTTATACAAGATATTGAAATAATGAGAGTTGAATAGAAAGACCTCAAATTGTGGCTAGGTTATTAATGCTTGATTATAATATGGGATATTGTAAGATTATTAAAAATAAAATAGTTAATTAGAAAGGATAAAATAATGACAAAAGAAAAAGATAAAATAATGACAAAAGAAAAAGAAGTAAAAGATAGAATAAAAGCTTATGTTGAAGAGACTTGGAGATGTTTGGTAGATCAAGAAGCATCTATGAAAGAAAATGATCTTAAATGTATGTTTGAACAAATACTTGAAGATGGAAAACAATTAGCAAAGGAGAAACAATGAATAAAATAAAAAACTTAAATTTAGATGTGATTGCTACATTTGAAGACATGGAACAAGAAATGTTTCAATTAAAGTTTCTAACTAAAGATATATTAAAAAACAGAGAAAGTTTGTTTAGTTATATTTTTAAACAGTTAGAAAATAAGAGTGGTTTAGTTAAATTGTCTTTATGTTGGATAACTGAAGATATAACTAAATATATAAAAAAACACCCAATAGTGAAAGAAAGCATTGAAGCAAACGGAAAATATGTTTTTGGCAGTTGGGCATAGAAAGGATAATATGAAAATGAAATTAAGTAACCAACAACAACTTAATATAATTAAAAAAGAACCTAATCAAATGTTTGATATTTGTTCAAAATGTAATGAAGTTGAATTATATGGCAACATGCAAGAATTAAATGAGATTGATTTTGATTTAATTTGCAGTGATTGTAAAAAAGAAAGGATATAAAATAATGATAAATAAACCAATACAGAAAAGTTTAGAGGTATTAAAAAAAGAAATGCTTTTAAGTATATTAAGTGTCAAAGGTGTAATTTACACTAATTATAAAAATAAATTCTTTCATAGAGACACGGAGAGTAGCCTTGAAACCTTTTTAGGTACTAGAGGTCATACGGAAAAACAATAAAAAACAGAAAGGAAGAAAAAATGTCAGAAAATATAAGAGAGTGTGTTAAATGCACAAAGAAAGAAGATAAAGAAAATATGTTCTTAGGTATAAATGATATTATTGAAGATCATGTATCAGAAGAAACAATAAATAATTTTGAAAAAGATTATTTAAAAGGCATGAGTATTAGCGATTATTTTTGTGGTACTTGTGCAGATGAATCGTTAAAAATAATGGAGAAATAAAATGATAGAGCCCCAACATATGCTAGTAGAAGAAAGAGGTTTAGAAAGACAAATTAAAAAACTAAAAGATTTAGTTCCTACAGAAAGAGATGCAAAAAAAGATGATTTTATTTATACCTCTAAATATTTACAAGAAAGATTGATGTCTATTATTGAAGATTTAGAAGTAATTAAATTTTCTGTAAAATCTGAGAATGACAGAATATTAATAGATAGATTAAAACTTAAATAGTTAATTTTTTAGCTTGTAGGTTAAAATGTATAAATCTAAATGGGTCTATACCATTGTCCACGCTAAATTGGTGTGGTAGCCATGAGTTAAATAATAAAAGTGTACCAGGTTTAACAGTAAAAATTTGTCTTTCCATTGCAGGACAGAGCTTAGAATGGTCCTTAATAGGTAAATTAAGCATCATGCGACCTTGACGAGGGTCGTGGAAAATAGGTTTTGATGTTTTGTCAGAGCATTCGACAAAATAAAAACCAGAAATATGATTATCCCAATGAACATGGGTATCTTGATGTCCACCACCTTTTGTTGCAAACTTTTGTATCCACATTTCAGTATAATCTAAAAAATAATTAGTTAATTCAAAACCTTGTTGTTCTAGAATATTTCTGCTTGTGTTTCTAATTAAGAGCTCAAACTCTGAAAATCTATCGTCTTTGTATAATTCGGCTTGTGAGTGATAAGACATACCGTGATCGCCAATGTCTGTTTCTAATTTTTTGCGTCTTGCAGCAATAGTTGGTTCTGCATTTAATATGGCTTTGTCTGTGTGTTCGTTACAAACATCCATAAAATTTTTATTTTCTAAGTATTGTGGTAACTCTGCTTGGTATACAAAGGTATCAAATAAAGATGTAGTTTTTAAATCACTCATTAAAGAATGATACCACCATGATCTTTAACAACTTTACCCATAGGTGCCTTCTCAGGAATAACTTCAATCACTATTCTATGGCTCTCTCTGTGGCCTATAATTTTATTTTCCAATAATTTTACAGATTTAATGTCATGAAATACGCCATCTGGTGTCATTACTTGCATTCTAGCGTGTTTGACTGTCTCTGCTTTCAAAAATTTATCTAATACTTGTCGTATCAACTTAGCGTCAATCATGGGTTGCTTTTTACATTAAGTTACGGTATTAGTCAACTATGGGTGTACCAAAAAGATTAACAGAAATGCAAATTAAATTTGCGCACGAACTTGTAACTAATGAAGGTCGTAAATACGGCTATGAATGTGCGATAGAGGCAGGTTATGAAAAAGATAGAGCAAGAGTTACAGCTTCAGAATTACAAAATCCAAAAAAATATCCATTAGTTGTAAAATATATTGGAGAGATCAGAGAAGAATACCAAAAAAAATATGATGTTACTTATGGCAGACATATAACAGAACTTGGTAAAATTAGACAACAAGCTTTAGAAAAAGGAGCTTGGTCGGCTGCCGTCAATGCAGAAATTGCTAGAGGTAAAGCTGCCGGATTGTATGTTGAACAAAAAATAATTAGAACAGGAAAGTTAGATGACTTATCTGCTGAGGAACTAGAGGCGAGGATGAAGGATATTGTAGATCAATATTCACCCATACTTGAAGGTGTTGAAGCAGAAGATATTACTAAAGAGGTAAAAAAGAAAGTAAAAGAATCTAGGTTGCCAAAAATAAAAAAACTTAATTAAGTTTTTTAATCGATTGTATTACTGCTGTTGGAATTATAGTTGTATTACCAATTGTATCAAATGTTGGTCTGTCTTTTGTTTTTATATAATCAGTAAATATTCTTGTGATACCATTTTTTTGACTTACCAAGTATCCTTTAGAAACACATATGGGTAACTGTTCTTTGTTTAATGATTTAGTGTCGGACCAACCAGCATCACCTTCGATATCGGACCACTCTATTTCCACAAACGGGTATGCCTCAATCTTGTTTCCTAAAGATTTTAAATTTAAAGGAATTATTTTTTTGTTTTTTATTTTTCTTTTGGTTCTTTTTCTTTTTGGCATGAAAATATCCTGGATTGTGCTTTGAGTTGAATTTATCCCAAAATTCTTCTTCTGTCATTATTTATTGTCTTCCACATTTTTTACACATTTTCAATCTTAAATAAGCGTTGGTAATCGTGGCTTTCTACATTTTACACATTTTTTGTTTTAAAAGTGTGGAAGATACTATTGTTGTATACCAACACTAATAGGTGATTTTGAGCTATTTTCCACAAATAAAGACTCAAAATACTTTCAGAGACTTGCACGCCCAAAAACATTTTGAAAAGCGTGGAAATGTGGAAAACGCACTATTATCTATATATACCAACACTTATAGCTTCCACACTTTTAAAATAAAAATGTGGAAAATGTGGAAAATGTCAATTTTACGCCGTTTTTTGGCACCCTCTTCCACATTTTTGCCTTTTTGAATTGTGGCAATTGTGTGATTTAGACACATTGTTGCCACATTGTTGTATACTTATGTCGCAGTGTGTTTTTCTTGCAACACATTAAAAAATAAAAAAATACAGTTTGACACCCATAATTAAATGATTATAAGGGATTATATGTTAATAAATAAAAAATTAAGCTACTTAAAAACAGAAACTAAAAAATTAAAAATGTCTAAACAAAATAGAAAGGTGTATTTTAAAAATATAAAACAAGATTTAAATACGGATCCTAATAATATCAGTTGGGAGTTTTTTAATCTTTACGGACCATGCGCTCTTAACAATAAAACTGCGGGAGCTAACACGGGTACAAGATCAGAAAGCCTACCTAATTTAAGCCAATATGAGGGTACTTATGAGTAAAGATAAAATAACTATAACTCTTACTAAACAAAAAATTAAACAAGCTGCATCTATGGTAGATATGATGATGGCTAGTGGTAGCTTGTATCAAGAACACCCTATGGTGGAGCTACTTAAGGAAATTATTAATGAGTGTGTTAAAATAAAAAAACTTAAACAGAAATAGATCTGTAATAATCAGAAATTTTTCGTAACCACTTCCATTTGTACTCCCGAAACTCGCTCCCATTCACAATAAACCTTTGAAAGAAGTTATCTGGTGTACACATTAAGATCACGCCTTGTTCGATATTAGTACCAAAAATGCAATCATGGGCTGTAGCATACGCTACTAGCTGCAACTTATAGTCTTCTATCCACTCTGCTCGTTTCGGCTTATTAGATTGCTTAAAATCTATTATGCTTTCGCGCCCCTGATACACGCCACATAGATCAGTTTGCCCTGCATATAAACCAGGATAATACAACGTACACTCGACACCCCATACTTCTTCCAAGTCGGGAAATCCTTTATCAATAATAGTTTGCCCCATGTTCCTCGCCTCTCGCCCCACGTCAGTTAGATCAATTAACAAACCACCCTTAATATAATGTTCTAAATACGAGTGCATAGCAGTACCACGTGTTGCTGCCGTATTTTTAATCCTCTCAGCCTCAACCTCACCTACTTTAGCTTTCCATTTAGCCAAGCTTTCAGCTTTACTAGCGTCTTGTGTCGAGGATAATATAGTCGTGACACTAGGTAGTTTTTCATTATTTATAGAATACTTACGAACACCATCAATTGATGATCTTACAGTCTTCGGATATATAAATTGTTTATTCCATTTCAT